TCTAGAGTCAAAGTTGTTTTTATGGACTTGTTCTTGAAAATCTGACCTTGCGAAGATAGCAGTTTAAAACTTAAAGCAGCTTCTCCTGCAACACCATCTTTTCCGTCCTTACCGTTCGTTCCATTGGTTCCGTTATGAGAAACAGAATAGGTTTCTGTACTGGATCCATCACTATAGAAGACCTGAGTACAGACCCATAAATACTTTCCTAAAGGCACAACTGGAAATTCAGTCTTCCATCCAGTTACCGGCTTATCTTGTGCCGTATCTGTGACTGCATACGTAACAATCGTTTTCTTGATATAGACGCTAGTACCATTCTGTACTTTGGTTACTGTTAGCTCATAGCTAGCTTTCACAACGCCTTTGTCGTTAACCGCTTCAACATGGTATGTCAAACTTGGATTTAAGCTTGATTTCTCAACGTTGATTGAGTTAGCCGTTGACACAAGTTCTCCATCTAGATACCAGTTTATTTTGAATTGATCTGTAACATCTTTGCCGTTGTCTTTTACAAGAGCTACAAGAACTGTACGTTCTGTATCTTCATTTAAAACTGTGCCGTTTGAACTACTGACAACTAACTGATATGTTTTATTCTGTTCAATCAATCGATTCATTTCATCAATCAATTCATTTGAAATTCCTGAAGCCACTTCTGTGAAATTATCAAAAGTTGTCTTGCATCTGTCTCTATCGGTAAAACTGATCTCCTGCTCTACGATTCGAGCCTGCAGATACATAGCCGGCGCATATTCAGTATCCTCAATCGTAAATGTATCTCCTATATTTGCATCAATGTAGGCATCTACATCATATGTGACAATAGGATTGACATGCTTCTTTAACTCAGCTAGCGCCTGGCCATATAAAGTATTCACATTCTTTGTTTCGTAGGACCATATCTCTACGGCATACATATCATTACTGTGATCCGTTAAAAGAGTCGATGGAAACCGGTCTCTAGCTTGAGGTGCTAGAAGATTATTACCACTGACCATGTACTCAACATTACCATTTGCATCATATTCTTTTTTTCCATTTAATGATGTTAACTGCAATCCATCTGTGCCGGTTGGCCGAATACCTGTATAAAGTTCAGTAATATCACTGGTTTTTACAATTGAATGGATGTCATTAGGATATCTTAAAATAGTTCCTGTACGATTTGTTCCAAGACCTTGATTCGAACCGGAATGTTTACGATAAACGTTCAGAGTTACGCCTTTTAATGAATAGTCATCGTTCAATTCTGTAATGAACTCCAGCTCTGCATCAAAAACATTGGCCAATGAATAAAGGCGGCTCAAAACAGTGGCCGTACCATCCCAATCATGACGAATTGACTTGTTAGATACCTCATTGATTCGAACGGTAAAGGAGCGTTCAAAGCCCCAGGCCTTAATATACTCAACAAAAGTCATGGCCTTTGGTGACTTATAAGCATCGATCTGTTCGTTCGTAAGCTCTAAGCTAAGTCCATAAGCTTCGACCATTACTGTCTTTCTTGATTTTTCGACATTCATAATCGTCAAGTGATACCCTTTATCCTTATATTTGAAAGAAAGCTTATTCCCTTCAACAAGATACTTAGCATCCTCATGAGCTGTAAATGTCTTAAAGCCAAATGTGTACGCAGATCCACTTAAATATGTATGTAACGTATCACTCCAGTATGGCATCGCCTTATCAACATCATTATCCAAATGTGCAAGAACTGTACCGTAGGGATCCAATACTGCGATTCTGACTTTTTGTAATACCGTCATAACCAGGCCTCCCGAATACGAACAGTAACATCAGGCTGTTTCCTACAGAAATCAGAAACATGAAATTTGATATCTGTTTTTCCTGGAGGAACCTTAAAATACTGAGTTCCTACGACTTCATCGCCTGGTCTGTCCATTCCGTTTACGTATATATGCGATGTTTCTCCATCGATATTGATTACTGTGCCTGCTGGATATCTATTAGGAACATCTCTCCATTTGCTGACATGCTGTTTGTAGAAGTTGATCACATTAAAGCCAGCGAAAGTCATAAACTGATTTCCTGCTCGGTTTCCCCACTGCTTAACAGCAACCTGTATCTTCGCGCATTTCATATCTGCAATTTCTGGGATCGTGTAGTTATAATAACCACCCCAGTAGAAGAAGCGTATATTCGCGCCTTCCTTTAAGATGTCACAATGTCCCCAATCCCAGTACCAAGGATTCTGGGTATGTAGGTGAGACGTTGTATAGCTCCAGTTTCTCAGCACCTTACCATTAGCCCATATTTCATAGTGACCTGTATTTCCAACTGCATCTGTCTTATACCAGTTACATCCACAGATAAGTTTGTTGTCTGCTGTTAAGAAGTTGATACACATCTCTCCTGTTTGGCCCATCAGACCTGCATAGAATAATAGGTGAAAATAACAGTAGAAGTTTTTAGATCCACTAGAGTCTCCGTTTGAGTCTGCTGGCAATACAAGAGTTCTTAGGCCACCATTAGCAGAGCCTTTTTTATTTCCTGTACTACCAAAGCCTAAGAATCTATTGTTAAACCACGTATGAGCAAATAAGGCGCCATTTGCGCCATATTGTGGATGCATAACGTCCGTACCGTTTGTATCATCCTTACAGTTAAAAAAACTGTCTAAGGAAGCAAGATGCTCATTCTGTTCATATGTTTCTGTATCCAATTCTTCGATTTTACCGTACTGCATGATGCCCTCTGTCGATACTATTCCAACATATCCTGTTTCTGCAGTGCAGTTAATCTGATAGTCAACAGTTGCAGGTAAAGTTCCTTCATTCTTTACAGTTAAAGATCCTGAAGACGTTGTAAACTCCTTCAGGGCTGTACTGTACTTTCTTGGATCAGAACAATAAATTTCAATTTCTCCAATAACACAATTAGAGCCGGCATCAACTTCTGTGTTTGATAGCTTGGTACCAATAAAGTACTTATCTAATTCGTCATTGAAAATGACCTGAACCTGTTCTTTATTGAGTAAAGAGTTCAG